GTTTTAATTGCACACAATATAAATCAAAAAGTTTCTGAGTTATTAATGGATACAAGATATGTTTATATGTCAACATTTTCAACCCATACAAATATTTCAAAATTATTGACAGAAAAATTTGGACCTCCTTATTATAATTGTCTAGAGCTCTGGATTGTAAAAAGATTATTGAAAAGATTGCCAAAAATAAGAGAAAAAGCTTATACAGATGGTATAATTCAAGCAAAAGTTGAAATGGATTTAAATGTGAGAGATATTAATTATATTGGTGGTGATATTCATCTCCCTAGTCTTTGGTGTAATTATGATATGCATGATGTAACAGATTTATTGGATGAGATTTTTGTATATGTACATACAATAAAAGAACCATCAAATATTTTTCATGAAAATGTTAAAGCAATAAAAACAATAAAAAAATTTCAGGAAGAATATGATAAATTATCAAAGAATCACAAAAATGGTATTATAAATACTGTTGATGAAATAAATGAGTTTTTATTAGAAAATACACAAATTGGTTGTTCAACAGGTGTTATTATACAATCTGTGAAACATACAATATTTAAAGAAAAACCATTTTTTAAAAAAAATAATTCATACAATAAATAATGAATCAATTGGAGATATATTAAGTACAAAAGCTGTTATAACTGATGAAATGAGAGAAGTTGTTCCAGATAGTTTATCAAAGAGAGAAAAAAAACAATACAAAAAAAGAAATGAAAAAATAAAAGGTGAAATTTTAACTACAGAAGAATTAGACAAAATAACTAAATATTCATTCCAAACAACATCTAAATTTTACAACAAAAATAAACCGAGACAAAAAGTAATGGAAACAATTTTAGATAAACTTGAACAAGAAAAAACAAAAACAACAGTTGGGTGTGCCAATAATTTCATAAAGAAAAATAAAAGAGTTGTTGCTGATATTTGTATAAAATCACAATATGGGTCAAAAAGGGAATTTTATGTGGTAAATATTGGTGCAAAAACTCTTGCAAGAACAGCAGAAAATTTTTTTTAGAGAATTATGTGATAATTCACCAAATGAAGCAATATCTGTGCCTGGTGATGAGAAAATATTACAAATGCAAAAAATATTAGATCAAATATATCACAATATTAAACCAGAAAAACACAAAATTTTATATATTAATGGTGATTGCACAAAATGGTCTGCTGCTGAAACAATGGCTTCATTTATTGCTTTAACAATTGGATTAAAGGACATGATAACCCCAAAAATGTATCAATTATTACTGGCATCTTTCAATGCATG